AGACGATATCCAGATTACATGTGTGTGGGAATATGACTTGTTTGATGAATTTGGAGTATTCATCCCCGCAGATGATTAATATTGATCAGTAGAAGATAATTAATTCCGGCATTTAGTTTTTTAGAATACTATTTAATTGTGACAAAATCTATTTTATGGAGTTTATATCTATGTCTACTTTGTTAGAACAAGCAATCGTTGATGCTGAAGCGTTAAAAGATGCAGCCATCAAGAACGCCGAAGCGGCAATTATTGAAAAATACTCTTCCGAGGTGAAAGCCGCAGTTGAATCTCTTTTTGAAGAAAAAGAAGAGACACTTGATGAACAACCAGAAGAAGACAGTCCCGTTATGGACGATGTTCCTTTTGCCGTTGAAGAGGGAGATGAGCCAATTATGGTTCGTTTGGATCTTGAAGCTTTGGAGCGTGCGTTAGACGAAGAAGGCTCCACTGTAGCAGAAGAGTCTCATGAACAATTAGCCCAAGAGCTTGACGAAGAGTTGGAAGAGGGAGCCGAGGCTGCCGAGGAACTTGATGAGTCTGAAGAGATTGAGCTTGACGAAGAGATAATTGATGCTATAGCAGAAGAACTTAGAGTAGATGTTGGTATTCCCGATCAGGGACTCGGAGGAAGAACTACTCCAACAGATAGAAATTTAGAAGGACAAAAGGCTCAACTAGCAGCCCTTAAGGACGATGAGCTTGCTGAAGAACATGCTGCTTTGGAAAAAGCAAGAGAAGAAGCAGGTTTGCAGAGAGAACAAGTTGAAACGCTTAAGTCAGAAAAGTCCAGTTTAGAAAAAACAGTTTTACATTTAAAAGAGCGATTGGAAGAAGTTAATCTTTCAAACGCTCGTTTACTTTACACGAATCGGGTGTTAAATAGCACCTCCTTGAATGAGCGACAAAAAACAAGAATTGTCGAGTCTATTTCAAATGCCGATTCTGTTGAAGAGGCGAAGGTAATTTACGAAACCCTTCAAAGCGCAGTGGGAGAAAAGACAAGTTCAAAAACTCCACAATCACTTCGCGAAGCAGTAGAGAAGCCGTCGCCAACACTCCCTCGTCGTAGGGAAACAAGGGCTCAAAATCCTCATTTCGATAGGATGAGAGCTTTAGCAGGCATTAAAGGAGGTAATAAATAATGTCAGTATTAGATAAATTAACAGAAGGCATTGTTAATCGTGACCTTTCTAAGGAAGGTGCTGCTCTCCTCTCCAAGTGGGAGAAGACAGGACTTCTTGAGGGTTTAAACAATGACCGTAAAAGGCAAGCAATGGCTCGTCTTCTGGAGAACCAAGCCAAGGAGCTTCTTCGTGAAACTTCTTCCATGGCAGGTGGTGATGTAGAAGGTTTTGCTGCTGTTGCTTTTCCAATTGTCCGCCGTGTATTCGGTGGCTTAGTCGCTAACGACCTTGTTAGTGTACAACCTATGAGTCTCCCAAGTGGGCTCATTTTCTTCCTTGATTTCACCGCTTCCGGCGAGACCGGTACAAAGGGTGGTATGGAAGGCACCGAGTCGCTCTATGGTGGTGGCAAGGTTGGTTCCGAAATCACTGGTGGTATTTCGCTTAGCGGAGACAGTGCAGAAGATAGCTTCTACAACCTTAACCAAGGTTACTCGTCTCCATCTGGCTCGGCGTCTCTCGTTCTTCTTCCTGTTATCTCAGGAACGTTCGGAGCAAGTCAGTACAGCAATGGCGAAACCAGCGTTGCTAGGGTATACAACGGTGGTGACTCATGTAACACCGGTACAGGTGCACAGATTGCATCCGGTACACTAGAGAAGATCTGTCGTTATGATCCAGACTTCACCTCTGGTACAACCAACGTCTATGTTGCCAAGGCAACAATTTCGGACATGTCCCAGGTTAACCTGGACAACTTGGTTAGCATTTCCGGTACTATCGCGAATGCATCCGATGGACAGGCTCGTCGCTTGTCTGTGTTCTCCGGTTCAAACTCCGGTCTTTGGCAACCTTCCGATGGAGATCCAACACACGTTCTGTTGTTCTTCCACTCGGATAGTCGCACAGTTGCTAACTTGTCAGCCTCGTATACGGATCATGGTCCGAATACCGTGGCAACCAAGTATGCTATTGACGACGACTTCGTGGTCTCTAACGCAGTTGGTTCTGTGATTGGTGATCCACTCTGGGGTCTGGAGCAAGCAAGCAACGCGGTTGGTTCCGAAGCAGGTGTTATTCCTGAGATTGACATCAAGGTTGATTCTGTAAGTATCACCGCGATGACCAAGAAGCTCAAGGCTAAGTGGACTCCTGAGTTAGGACAAGATCTTAACGCATACCACAACCTTGACGCAGAGGTGGAGCTTACTTCAATTCTCTCCGAGCAAATTGCTCTTGAGATTGACCGTGAGATCCTTAACGACCTCGTTCAGGGTGCAACCGCTGGTCGCTACTACTGGTCGCGTCACGCTGGTCGGTTTGTTAACCGCACCACCGGTCAGGAAATTGGTGCTACAACCACAACACCTGACTTCACCGGTACCGTTTCCGAATGGTACGAGACTCTCGTTGAAACAATCAACGATGTGTCTGCACAAATTCACCGCAAGACTCTTAGAGGCGGAGCTAACTTCATCGTCGTGGGACCTGAAGTTGCAAACGTCCTTGAGTTCACCGCTGGATTCCGTGCACAGGTAACAGGTGATGCTGACCGTGGTACAGTCGGAGCAGTAGCTGTCGGCTCTCTTTCCAAGAAGTGGGATGTCTATGTAGACCCCTATTTCCCTCGCAACGTCGTTCTCGTCGGTCGCAAGGGTAACTCCTTCTTAGAGAGCGGATACGTATACGCTCCATACGTGCCACTACAGACCACACCCACAATCTTCGGAACCGAAGACTTCGTGCCCCGCAAGGGAGTCATGACACGCTACGGTAAGAAGATGGTGCGTCCCGATATGTACGGACTGGTCGTCGTTGTTGACCTCGTTTAATACGACTAAACAAACGGTAGTATAAAAGAATTCCCTCGTCAAGTAATTGGCGGGGGTTTTCTTTTATGGGTTGACTAATTAAGATGAGGAGAATTTTATTTAATGGCGATTCCCACCCTTGATCCTAAAAGCACGATAAGTGCAATTGTGCTTCCTGCCACTGGTTCACCAGGAAATGTTGCAGGCGAATGCCCTTTTGGAATGTATACGGGCTCTGTACAGTTCTTATCAGGAGCGGCAGAACAAGTTGCATATACATTTAAAAAACTTGGCGGAGACATATTAGATCTTGAAATTACAACAGGAAGTGTTTATGCCGCTTATGAAGAGGCAGTATTAGAATATTCTTATATTGTTAATATGCATCAGGCAAAAAATATATTACCTGATGTATTGGGCATGACAACCGGAAATTTTGACCGACTTGGCGAGATAACATCAAGTCTTAGTAGTTCACATGTTGCCCTCAAATATCCAAAGTTTACTTTTTCATATTCACAAAAAGTTTCAGATGCTTTCTCAACTGATGCAAAAGCAGGCGGTACAACTAGGGTATATTCAGCATCTTTTAAACCAAGTGCAAGTGTGCAAGATTATGACTTACAAGCAATATTGAATAGTGCTAGCAATCATAATTTAGACGAAGCTACAGGTAATCCCGTTCCCTATGCAGGGTTTGCATCTGGCAGTAGAATAATTGTTGATAAAGTTTACTATAAAACGCCTGCATCTATGTGGAGGTTCTTTGGGTACTATGGTGGACTTAACACTGTTGGTAATTTAGCCAATTATGGGCAGTATGCCGATGACTCTACATTCCAATTAATTCCAGTGTGGCAAAACAAAGCCCAGGCGATGGCATTTGAAGACTCAATTTATACAAGAAATTCTCATTATTCTTTTGAATTAAATAATAATATGTTAAGAATATTTCCATCTCCGCCATCAGGAGATGTCACACCTGATTATTTCTGGTTTAGATTTAGAATTGTAGAAGACGCATGGGCAGCTACATCAGGCTCGCTTGTTGACGGAATTAATAATATGAACACAATTCCTTTTGCGAACATTCCATATAGAAATATTAATTCCATTGGAAAACAGTGGATCAGGCGGTTTGCTTTATCACTCTGTAAAGAGACTCTTGGACAAGTTCGTTCTAAATTTGCGACTTTGCCAATCCCTGGAGAATCTGTCACCCTAAATGGTGCTGCATTAATCTCCGAGGGGAGAGAAGAGCAGACCGCTTTAAGGACGGAACTAAAAGAGGTACTTGATGAGCTAACTTATCAGGCGCTTGCCGAAAAGGATTCTGCCATTGCGGATTCCGTTAACAATATAAACAAAAACATACCAGCAGGTGTATTTGTTGGATAAGGAGGTAAGACATGGCTGACGATAAATGGTCACAACCCGCACAACCTCCACCACCGTTGTTTGTAGGCGAGAAAGAAAGAAACTTAGTAAAACAAGTTAATGATGAGCTAATTGAAAGAGTAGTTGGTCAGCAAATTGTTTATTATCCAATAGATCATAATATAACACAATATAATGACTTATATGGTGAGGCGATAGAAAAATCTTTTTTACCTCCTGTTAGGGTATATGCCCTGGTTGACTATCAAAGCACACAAACTAAAGCAGATGACTCCACTGGTGTTGATAAATCAAATACTATCACGATTTATTTTCACAAGAAAAGATTAACAGAAGATCAAGATCTTTATGTTAGAGAAGGGGACTTTGTTTTATATGGCGACTATTTTTATGAAATAACAAGCATTGCTTGGGCAAGACAGCTTTTTGGACAAATAGAGCATAAATTTGAAATTGTCGCGACTTGCTATTATTCAAGAGAGGGATTGTTCGATGCCACCTGATAACCCAAGAGAAACAAACCTTGCCCCACTTAAGGAGATACCTTTTCAGCCGTCAACGCTTGAAACTATTGACAGAGCCTTGTTTGAATATATTGATGAAAAATTAAATATTCACTGTACGACAAATAAGGGCTTTAAAAAGATTCCGTTCATTTGGGTAGGAGCAGAAAGAGCTTATCAAATTAAACACAACAGAGAACTCAGGGACGCCAATGGGTGGTTAATTTATCCAATAATGACTATTGAGAGAGCTTCTGTTGAAAAAGATGTCGCCAAGCGAGGTGCCTTGTATGCCGCTGTTCCAAACCGCCAAGACAATAAAGGCGGCATGATGACTGTAGCAAGGGTTATTAAGCAAGATAAAACAGGCAACTTTGCTAATGCAGATTCAAAGCGATTAATATTAAATGAAGTTGGCACAGGGCAAAAGAACTTTCCAAGAAAAAATAAAAAAGTTGTTTATGAAACCATATCTATGCCAATTCCAATTTATTTGGAAGTAGGCTATACCTTAACAATTAAATCAGAATACCAACAACAGATCAATGAAGCGATTACTCCGTTCATGACTTCTCCAGGTGGACCAAATTACTTTAATATTTTTAAAGATGGGCATCAATTTGAGGCGTTTATAGAATCAGAGTACGTATTAAATAATAATGCCGCCTCTTTAATGGAGGATGCTCGTGGATATGAGACACAGATATCTTTTAGAGTTCGTGGTTATATTATTGGCGGAGATAAGAATGAGGAGCAGCCAAAGATTGTACGCAGAGAAAATGCAGTGGAAGTAAAGCTGCCTCGTGAGCATGTAATATTAGGCGACATACCAGAGCATTTGCATATTAGTGGCAATGTTCCGTTTTATCGTGAGTAGTTTGAGTTATTTCGGACTTTACCCTTTTATTTAACTATTTATTAACGATAGAAAGAATATCAGATATTCATTTATTAAGTTGAAGCAGCAAGGAGACACTTTATAATGTCAGCAAAATCTTTTAAGTTTATTTCACCCGGTATATTCATCAATGAGATAGACAATTCAGAATTGCCAGCACTGCCCGATGAAATGGGTCCAGTGGTCATTGGTCGCGCCGAACGTGGACCTGGAATGAGACCTGTCAAGGTTAATTCATTTTCTGAATTTGTACAAATTTTCGGTAATCCAATCCCAGGCGGGCAAGGAGGTGATGTTTGGCGTGATGGCAACTACCTTGCACCCACTTATGCCGCATATGCCGCTCAAGCATATTTGAGAAATTCCAATGCCCTAACTTTCATTAGACTCTTGGGGGCACAAAAAGCCGGAATTGGTGCGTCTTCTACCGGTCGTGCAGGCTGGGAAACTGCCGCAAGCAACACAGCCGCCTCTACAACAAATGGTGGTGCCTACGGATTGTTTGTTTGGCCATCACAATCAGCACCAACGGCTGCCGGTCAGGTAATGACAGGGGCACTTGCTGCTGTTTGGTATCTGAACGAAGGCTCGATTACTCTTTCTGGGACATTTAGAGATTGTGCAGTAGACGGAACAGGTGGCACAATTGCTACCGGAAGTGCCGTCATGGTGCGTTCGTTATCTTCCAATACTCCAACTGCCGAAGCTAGTACTCATGCTGGAGCCGTAGGAAATGAATTCTACGCCATCATTAAAGACAATGAGGGCAACATTGTAAAGCAGACCGCATTTAACTTTACGCCGTCTTCTTCCAGATATATTAGAAAAGTATTTAACACAAACCCCACGTTAATCAACACAGCAATTACAAGAACCGCACAACAAGAAACGTATTGGCTTGGCGGCACCTTTGAGAGGCATTTAACAGAATATGTTTCAACAACAACCGCTGGTGCATCGTGGGGTGCCGTTCTTGGACTTGACAGTGGATCTAACTCCGCTGCCGATTTCCGAATGGGATTCCAGGCTGCACAGACACCTTGGATTGTCTCACAAGATCTTCAAACTTCTTACGCAAGCTTTGATATTCTCGGCACAGGGCGAGTGAAGCAACTGTTTAGGTTCCACACCCTTGATGCTGGCGAAGATGTGATGAAAGGGGTGAAGATTTCAATTACTGATATCAAGGTGTCTCCAAATGATGAGGATCCATATGGCTCCTTTTCTGTTGAGATTCGCGATTCCAAGGATAATGACAATGCCCCTGTGGTACTTGAGCGATATAGTAATTGTAGCCTTAACCCCAACTCCTCGCGATACGTTGCAAGATTAATTGGTGATCAATATGTATCGTGGGATGACACCGAAAGACGCCATAAAGTATATGGAGATTTTGGCAATGTATCAAATTACGTTCGCGTGGAGGTGAACGGTGATGTCGCAGCAGGCGTAACTGATTCAAGATACCTGCCCTTCGGCTCATA